AGAAAAGATCCTCAAGCACAAGCAAACATCATAAAATTTAAAACGTTCAAGACTGCGATACAAGATGGAATCGACCATTTTTTCTATCAGAATAGTGTTGGATTTGTTGATTTATGTGTTGATTTAAAAAAAGAATGACGGATATGATTGATGACTTATTACGATTTGCGCAGAGAGTGTTTTTTTAATATGATGTGTCGAATAGTTTAATCGTTGATATAAAAACATGTGTTGACTATTCATTAAAAATCTTCGTCATTGAATACGCGTTCCAATTATATATTCATGGTTGTGGTTTTCGGTTTCCTACCTCTCTTTTTTGTTGTAAGTAGTTGCTTGATACTGTTCGTGTCAGTTAATTCCGACATATCGGATTGAGTAGCGTTACTCATTGTTTCCAAACGATCATCATCATTATCACTATTCATATTTTTGAGAATATCATCTAAACCACTCGGGCCTTGCATGGATGGTGTTTGTTGGGGCGGGGGGGATGAGCCCGATGCTTGGTTTTGTCCCGTATTTCCAAACATGTTCGAAAACATACCACTCATCCCGGTTTTATCCTTTCCACTGTTCGCCATTGTGTTTGCAGTCGCCGAGGCGAATTGCCTCATCAATTCTGGGTTTTGTTTCAATACGTCACCAACTTCGGGTAGTGACGATTTAAACATCGTATTTGTCAAATGAAACATAAATGCACTACCACCTAAGGAGAATAGCAGTTTCAATTCTGGAGCCATTTTTGATTTAGATTTGTATTTATGATGCAGTTCTTCAAAGATATCGTCATAATCATCTACCGATTCATGAATACTCTCGGACCATCCATCCAATTTTACGTCAAACGGATCAAATTTGGTATTCACAAACTCAACACCCGTGACACACGCTAACATCATTTTTCTTTGAAATGCAATACTCATATCAACTTCCTTATCACGTCGAATCCGATCAAACTCTTCCTTCATGTCACTTAATCGTGAATCCATTGTGAACTTTTTAGGGACCTTCATACCTTTCTTTTCCATACGATCAAACTGATACAACATTTCTGCTTTTTCATTCTTAATATCCGTAGATGATTTTCTTTCGTAATTGTGTCCGTTCGATCCGAACATATCTGGTCGCTGATTGGGGACAGATACAACGCTTGATGCTTCGCTACTATTTGACCTGTTTTCAGTACGACTTTCCTGTTCGGATTGATTGTCGTCATTCGTGTAATTACTCTCCGAATCATTATCCTTGGTCGTTGTGTTCATATTACTTAGTAACATGTCTAACCCTAAGGAATCATTATGAGAATTTAACTGAGGTTTTTTAAACATATGCGGACTTTCCTGCAGATGATTACTTACGGAGGATTCTTGGCGAACCAAATTTATACCCGAATCACCACCGTCGTTCATCCTGGGCGAATTATTGTGATCCAACCGGACGGATGAATCTCCGTGCTGTTGAATGATATTAAAATTCGTTTCCATATTGAATTTACATTAATTTAGAAACTTTAAGTAGTTATTAATACGCAATATGAATTTTATTGTTCATTTTTATTATATATTCAACTATCAAATTCAAGTAAAAAGAAAATATCAAGAAATAAAATTCGATTTAATCTTTAATCAAAATATGTATATATAAAAGATGTCTTCATACTATCTGAAAGTAAAAACACTTTTCGATAACGTAACACTACCGAAACGTCAAACTGAAGATTCGGCAGGTTACGATATTTGTAGTTACGGAGACTGTGTAATTCCAGGCAATTCGCATCGTTTGATCGATACTGGTCTAAGCTTCACTGTTCCAGAAGGGACCTATGGGCAACTTATGCCACGCAGTAGTTTGAGTTGTAAGGGACTTCTGGTTGGTGCAGGTGTAATCGATCGTGATTACACAGGTCATGTCAAAGTATTGATTCATAATCTCAACAGCAGCGATTACGAAATTCATGCAGGGGATCGTGTGGCTCAACTCATCCTTAAAAATATTTCGACACCAGATGTAATTGAAGTCGAATCACTTCAAGAGTCGGTGCGTGGTGAAGGCGGATTCGGTAGTACGGGTGTATGATCAATATAATGCAATAATTGTAAATGAGAATCGGCGAGGTCATCCTGTTTCTTATGTGTATTGAAGTAATCTAACCATTCTATTGCACCATCACATTCTAAAATATATTTAGTGCAAAGTATAGCTTTTTTTTTGTTGTAGGTGTATTTCGACTTGTATTCGGGGACCACCAAATCAAACCGATTCGAATATCGGTTTTTATTCGAGGCAGATTGAAACAATATGTGCTTAATATTCCTTTTTGAAATATGTCGTTGATATGCAAAGAAACCATAAACAATCATTTGAATCGATTTCATCTTTGGATTCTTTTGAACGGGTTGGTTTTCTAATAATACGATATCAATTTCTAAATCCGAAAAATGTTCATCCAACAGTATCATACATTTTTTTGAAATCAAATAAATGTCGTCGGCAGAAATATCCAACGTACCCCATTTTGTTATCATTGCATCACATGCATAACAATACGCTAGGTTCTTCACACCGATATCAAATGATAGAACCCACATGGTTCTATATCTAAAATACACTACGAGTTAGACTTAAACTATTTTATACGACATAACTTGTTGATCATTTTTGCAATATTTGCTTTGTGACTTAACTCGTATGTAGTAACTACATTGGCAACTTTGGACCAATAGTCGTCCCTCAAATAGGCCTTATTCGTTTCATGATCGGTTTTCATTTGCGTATGTAATTGTTCGTAATATCTATACATAAATTCAACGTGATTGCTTACATCAGGATTTTCAAATAACATAGCGGCGATTTCTTTATAATATTTCAATACGAGTGTTTTGTCAATGGTACGTAACAAATCAATCGACATTTTAAAATCATAGGTTGGACAATATATTAAATGCGACAACTCTTTTTTCGGTAATACAAAATTGTTGTCTATCAAATAGATGGATTCGATCTCCAGTTTCGAATCATATTTATTCCGATATTTGCTATGAAGGTTAGTTTCGATCATTCTTTTGACTCTTTTAATTGATTTCGTGCCATCGGACTCACAATGCTTCCTTGTAAAGAACGGTTTGTTGATTAAAGGCAGTTTGTCATTTAAATAATGACAGAATTTCGGTAAAATAAAATTGGCCCACTCATCTTGAGATGCTGTGTAGATGTAGAATTCGATATTCGGGTGCCGTTGTTTCATCTTGATCAACGATCTTTTCAAGTCGGGTCGCATCAATCCGGACACTATATCATTGACCAGAAACTCGGTATTGTATTTAATCTTCTTGCTGTTCAAAATAATCTTATTCAGATTGGTTATCAAATTAAACTCTTCGATTTGAGGCCGAATGTTTCCCTGCATCGTTCCATCGAAGTCTAACAAAAATACAATTGGTTGTTTTTTATTCATTAAATTGATTTAACTTATATTTTTTTATATTAAATAGTAAAATATGTTTAGGTGGGTTATCAAATTTTCGATTGTACTATTTATTTTTGTAAGTTTAATTTCAATTTTTGCAACCTATATCAGCAAAGAGAGTAAGGAACAGTTTGAATCTGGGGAGAATACGCCCACTGTACCTAAACTAAGTGATATTTTGGATCAACTCGACAGCAGTGTCATCGACACAGACGAAGACTTTATTACTCAATCCGTAGAGATCGAAGATATGACCAAAAAGTTTCTATCCACCTTGGGAACATATAGGAAAAAAGTAATGATGTACATCAAAAGTAAAAAGACCCCGACTTCTAAAAAACGCGTGCATGAGGAAACCATCGAAGAGGTTGTGGAAGAAACAAGTGAAGATTTTGAGGAAGAAACACCCGAAGAGACTTACGAAACACCGGAAGAGACTGTATCACAGAGTGTAATTGACTCATCTGAAGACACTATCGAAGGTTTCGTATCCGAATCGACGTTTTCTTGCGAGAGTTATAAAATGCGAAATAGGGATGAGGCTCATTTCGAAAACGATAAACGTAATTCGGGTTTGATGTAGTCGTGTTTTAAAAAATCAAAAATGTCCTTTTCCGTACGCGCGGAAAGAACAGATTTCTTTGTCTTCTTGTCAATTAACCCATGCTCGTTCAGTACATATCCGAGCGAAGCTGCATAGGCTCGCATTTCGATATTGAATTGAAAACTTCCTGTGAAGTACAATAGCGCAAACGCGAACTCTTTTGGAGGCGAATACATCAGGTCGATACGACGACAATGGGTCTTATCTGGTAATTTACACATCCCCATCAATTTTACAGTTCCGTTCGAAAATATACCATTCTTCTGAAGATATCCTTTTTGCAACAAACATGCCACCAAATAGCTCATGACATTGGTTTTACCACTAAATATCACATCTATGTCGCCACTATAACTCAATTGTCTTCGGTAACTGCCGGTTATCATATATTTTACATCGAGCAAACTGTTTTTATGTTCTTTGATTTCATCGAAGATTGTCTTTAAAAAGGTGTCATGCTTCTTCATTTCATCTTGCGAAATCCTTTTCTGAATGTCTTCATAATAAAACAATCCTTTCTTTTGAACATTATTTAACAAATGCGTATTGTTTTTTAAGTCTTCAAATGACTTGATGTTATTCTCGTCAATTAGTTTTTTTGCCTTGATAACTCCTACACCATGGATCTTTGATATCTCTGTGATCAAGATGTTCATTGGATCACTAATAATCTTTTCTACTTGTTCAAGATTAACCTCTGTTTCGATCATCTTTTTGAACTTTTCTTGTATGCTTTTTCCACCTATATTCTTCACGTCAGCGAGTTCGATTATTTGTTTAGGTAAAGAATTCATCGCTTTCGTGTAGGCTCTGGATTTGAACACGTCTTTATTTTTCTTTGCATTTTCGGCCAAAATCGATAAATTGTAATATATTAAATCGTATTTGTTTTTCATCGTTCTTTATTTATGATGTCTATAATATCTAACACTTTAAAGCGTAATTTATTATTTAGCCCCTTTACCAAATTCGTCTCAAATACGCTTTGAAACAAATCTACCATCACCACCAGTTCTTTATTCATAATTGAACCTTTGGAGCAACACGAAAAGATCTTTTTTATAGAGTCTAAAATTACGGATAGTTTGTTTTCATACGGATTGCTCAACATACATGTTTCCGCTTTTTGCAACAATATACGAAGTAAATTCACACTATTATATTGCTCGTCTCCCGAAAACATCGTCTGAATATGGTTTCGACTCGACAAGACTAATAAGATAAAATTACATCGATTCAATTGAAATGCGTTCTGTTCATTTTTGTTGACAAAACCACTATAATTACTTTCTTCCGCATTTTCAAAATCGTCGAAATAGGTCATGTATTTCACAAAATATTGAATCAAAAGCTCTTTAGTGAATGTTGCCAACTTTGTATCGTCAGAATGTTTGTCTATCAAATCGTTACACAATTCCAACAAATACTTGCTATTAATCTGTGAATGAATGGAGTATTTAATAATTTGCTCCACGAAATCTTCTGTGTTTTCTGGGGTGTTTTTCATGTAAATCTTGGTTTTTATCTGCTCATAGTTGTCTGCTGTCAATTTGTTCAAGATATGGATAATGTTGTTTGTGTTTTTCGGAGTATTTATGAATTGCACTTTTTGGATTCTTTTGTATATATTTGCTTTGGATAGTGATATGAATTTACTGTGCACATATCTCATTCGCTCAGTGAAAGTGGTGTGAGTCGCTGAATCAATCTCATTTTTCAATTGCATAAACGTATCTAATTCCATAATCATCTTGTACGTGTTATGTATATTTGTCAATAAATATTATTTAAATAGGAACACATTTAATTATTCATGTGTGAATCATGGAGATAA